TCCCAAATCTCCTCCGTAGTTTCCAAGGTTTAATATGGATGTGGTTGTTAGACTTCCATTTACTAATAAAGTTGAGTTTAATGTAGTTGCTCCTGATACTTCTAATTGATTGATTAATGTATTTCCTAAATTCGTTTTTCCTGTTGAGTTCAACTCTCCGTTAATCGTCGCAGGTCCTACAAGCAATGTAGTTCCTATGTTTGTCATACTTTCTGTTGCTATTAAAGAATTGACGACCAAATTATTATCATTGGTATTGTTGTAAAACGAAAACCCATTTATTGAGGACATTTATATTAATACTATATTTTTTATATCTAAATTTCTTCCAAATGTAAAATCAATGTGTATGTATCTACCCCAGAAACGGATGCCATAGTTGTTCCATTTAACAATGAGACTGTTATTTCTGTTATTCCAGTAGAAATGTAAATAGGAACAGGTGGGTTATCGCTTGGACTATTTTGAAAAGATAAAAATGTTCCAAAAAATACTGGTTTTAAAGCTCCTATTACTTTTGAAATATTTGTGATTGAACTTAATGGATTAAATACTAAATAAGTAGTGGCTTGTCCTAAATCCAATTGTAATAAAGTATTTGAAGTTTCAGCACCAAATGTAGTTATTCCGTTTGACGAATAAGCAAAGGTTAAATTGTAATTTCCTGCTTGTAAATTATTGAGATTTATCGGGTATGTCATAGTGGATATTGCTGAAGAACCCGAAGCCAATATTATATTATAAGCGTTTTTCATTTATAATATAATAAGATATTTTATTAAACATAAGGAACCATATTAGCATCGTTTCTAATATCTTTTATTCTTTCAATACCATTATTTACATTTTGTCCTACATTTCTACTGTAGTTTCTTTCGTCTATCAGTTGTGAGGATTTTCCTGCTAAATTAGAACCAATTCCGACAAGATTGTTTGCTTTTTCTGCGCCATTATAAACCTTTCTTAAAGAAGGGTCGCTTTGTGCGATTGTTTTAAGTTCTCTGGAACTTAATACTTGTGTCCCTACTTCGTTTATTTTTGATAAAATATCGCCACTTTTTCCTAAAATTCTTGATGAAGTGGATAGTGCTTGACGACCTTGCTGGAACAGTTTTTCTGCGGTTGGTTTCGCTTTAACGAACAAGTCATTTACGAATTTTTTACTACGATTAAACATATTATATACATATCACTACATATTTAATTTTCTTTTGTAATAATAATTTCATCCCAATTACTAAAACATCGTTGAGAATTTGAGTTTATATATAAAAAATCGTGGCTATTTTGATAGCATTTTTCAATTACTTCTAAAAATAAGTCCCGATATAACTCTATCTGTTCTACGAATATCTGGTTTAATTCCTCTTTAGATGATTTAAATACAAAAAGGTCAGTTAATCCGGACCTAACTTGCTTTGGTATTTGGAAATAGTTTTGACAGCAGAGAAAAAGAGATATTTTTGCGTGTCGTCTATTATTTACAATATGAAGGAATAGTTTTTCTATTTGCTTATCTTTTAACTGTTTTTGAACATCGTCGAATATAATTAATGTTTTATAATTTTCTAATGCGTTTTCTTTTGCCGTATCATAAACAGTTTGTAAGTCATCTAAAGATAATTCATCGAAAACTTGATTGGCTGGTAATTTATCAAATAAATCATTCTTCATACTTTTGCGTGAGTTATTAGGCATAAAAACATAAATATTATGAAACACCTTTTTAAATAATGCTTTTGTATTTAATAATGAGACCATTAATGATGTTTTACCTGACCCTGCTCGTCCTAAAAAAAGAGTGAAATTGGATTTATTCATAAGCTTGGTTATTTCATATTCGTCTAACTTTTCTGCTAATTTTCCATCCACATTAAAATCTGGCATTTTTAATTTTGGCTGTTTTCCTTTTTTTATAGTAATCATTTATATATGGCAATATTAAATTTCGTTTAAAATGAAAAACTCTTGTAGATTATGTTCTATAATATATTCGTTGTATTTTTGTGCTGCTCCTTCTTTATACTTTATACTTTATACTTTATAAATATCAATTTTTTAAAACTACTTAGCGTTTAACGCTTACTTGCATATTAAGAGGATCTATTTCTAATAAACTATCGTAATTAACAATCATATTTACATTATAAGTTTGTGCCGTGGCTGTGGCGAGATTTACATTTAGTAAAATGGCTGAACCTTGAGAGCTGATTCCTGTAAGAAGCGCTTCTGAGTGAAGTTTTTCGGTTGAAATTCCAACAAAAAACTTCGCGGGCTCACTTGTAGTCGTAGCATCATTTCCTATACGACCCCATTCTAAAGAATTTATTGACAAAGAATTAGAAGAAGAAAAAATAGAACCGACACATTTTCTTAATTCTTGAAGTAAGCCCGCTTTATTAAGCAGTGTGGATAAAACTCTTTGAGGCATCGTTAATCCGCCGATGTTAATAGAATAATCACCATTATTAGATGTGATATCATACGAATCAAAACTTTTATTAACAGAATTTGCCGATGTTCCACTAAAATTAAAAAGAACAGCTTTAATCGAAGCAAATTGAACGTTATATGGAATACTTACTGAACCAGAAGTTCCTGAAGCAAGAGTTGTCGCGGTGTTAAAAAAAGACTGTGATTTAATGTAAAACGGACTACTCATAACCATTGCTTCAATCTCACTACCCATAGAGACAGATGTATAACACACTTCAAAATTGCTGATTTGGAAATTTGAAACACCACCTATAACTCCGAACATATTTGCGAGACTATCAAGAGTAAATTGTAGTCTTATGGTCGGACAGGCAAACGAAGGGATTAGTTTCTCGCATGATGTAAGTAGCGACGGAAGAGGACCAGATACAGAATAAGTTTCTCCGGCTGCCACAATTCTTTTTCCATCCATCGCTGCCAGAGAAGCAGCAGCACCATTAGTATCATAGCCAAATCCAGACTGTAATCCATATTTGCTTGCCACATCGCTTGTTAAATTAATTAACATATTCGCGACTTGATTATACTGATTAATTGTATCTACAACTTGACTTCCAATAATCGTTTCAAGACGAAGAAATGGAGTGTATAAAGGAGTTCCACACATTTCCGAGGCGGTTGTTGCGGATGTAATAGTTGCACGATATCTAATGTAAATGCTGTCAGGAACAATAAAACCGTTTTTCACTAAATCTACTTGTATTACAGAAGAAGAACCAAATACGGAACCATTTACAGGCGTAGAAGTTAGTGAGTAAGACTTGGTTTCGCTGGGAAGAGACGGAATTACCTGATGGTAATTAATAGATGCTGGTAGGGCTGACATTATTATAAACTAATAAAAGATATTAATTTTGTAAAAGTAAATCTGTTTCGTCAATAATCGGTTTTTCTTCTAAAGATTTTTCTTTTTTAATTGTATTAATTTGTTTTATTACTTCATTAAAATTATAATTATTTGTTATAATTTGTTTTCTTGTTAAAGTAAGAACAAATGAAATTGAAAAATCAATATTGTTAAAGTCTATATAAAACCCGTGCTCATCAACGATTTTAATATCAATAAAATCAATATTACTTTGTTTTAAATTTCTTTTTAAATTACCAGGTGAGTTGTAGCTTAAAATACTGTATGGGGGGAGATTTACTGGTAGGGAAATAACTACATTTGATAACCGATTACTGGAATAAGATGATAAACCCAGCTCATTTGAAATGATTATTAATTGCTTTATACTCGCTATATTGAGAGGAAATGGTGGTGTGATTTTATTTCCAACACTACTTATTATGCTTATATTATCGCTAAAGCCTAATAGTATAAGCATAGATGACGGATTTAGACTAAAAGCCGACGATGATGTAAATGTGATTATTCCGGAAGAACCATTTATTCTCGCAATAATTGCATCGCTATTTGCTGTAAATAATCGTGATAATTCACTTAAAAGTGATGTAGAGTTATAATTCCCTGGTGTTATTGTTATTGTTTTGCTTACAGTTGTGGTGTAGTTTAAGGTGTTGTTAAAAATATTAATATTATAATAACTAATAGGAATACTACAGTTAAGTAATTCTATTGAACTTGAAATAATATTGCTTTGTTCGATAAGCAACCCTCGAAGGTCGAACACGATATCACTGTTATATGTGCCATTATTTTTTACGCTGTCTTTGCTGTTAAGATTGATTAGTATTGTCTCATTCATTTAAATTATAGTGTTATTTTATTTTGTTTGCTTGTCTTTTTATCCTTCTTCGTTCATTAATTTTGTCTTTATTCGCTTCATAATATTCTTTATGTTTTTCTTTCATTTGTTCGTTATTTGCTTCATAATATATTTTCATATATTCTTTTATCTGCTCTTTATTGATTTCTCGGTATTCTTTCTTTTGTTCTTTAAATTTTTCCGTGTTCGCTTCATAATATTCTTTAATTTTATCTACATTTGCTTCATAATATTCTTTTTGTTTTTCTAACAAAACTTCCTTGTTCGAATTATAATATTCTTTTTTTGTTCTGAATGGAATTACACTATTCAGTTGTGCGTTGTAAAACTCCAACCAATATCTTTCACGGGTTTCTGCTTCTCTTTGATTATTACAATTAAATTCCTCTATTTGTATCATTTGAAACTTATCCCATCCGCCATTTGCTCTTATTGTTTCATAAACTTTGTAATTATACGCCTTATCATTTTCATTATTACAAGCGGATTTATGGGCATATCTTCTTTGAATAAAATTTGTTGTATGTCCTACATAAATTAATTCATTATTGTTCGGGTCCTCGCTCACTATTCTATACATTATTGTTTTGCTATAATCCATTTCTGTTCTTGGCATTCTTTAGAGTTAATAAGATTTTATGTTTATATGATTTTATTAATTATATATATCAATTTTATACAAAATAATATTTTGGTTGCTCTACTACTGGTTCTTTTCTTACAGATTGTTTTCTAATTTTTTGTATGACCTCAATTGGCGTTTCATCATCGCTTATGTCGTTTAAAATTGCTTGCTTTTTAATTTGCTTTTTTTTAATTGAAATTGCCTTTTTTACAATCTTTTCTTCTAATTGCTTCCTTTCCTCTTCTTTTTGTTTTTGTTTTTGCTCTTCTCTCATAGGTTTTTCCAACCTCCGTTTCTCGTGTATATCTTGTAATTGTTTTATTCTACGCTCTCTGTCCTGACTGGTAATATTTATTTTTTTCTTTTCTTTTTTTACCGGTGGTTCAACAATTTTAGGTGCTTCTAAAGTTTCTACATCGTCATCTGGTTCCTCAAGCAAAATTTCGGTTTCTTTTTCATCTATGTTTGCTAAAACTTTTGTTTTTCGTGGCATCTATCTATATATAATATATACTATTATATTATAATGGCGGGTAAAAAACGACCACAACAAAAGCAGAAACAAAAACAAAAACAAACTGTAAATGTCGTTATTAACAATACGAAACGTGTGTATAAAAAGAAATCACAACCATCAAAAGCATCTATTATTTTTATGAATAACCCACAACCACAACCGCTTTATAATAACGACTTTCTGGATGAGATTAGAAAAATAAATATAGGGGCTAAATTACCAGTAGTCGTTGAGACACCAGCTCCAATTCCAACACCGATTATTCCTCCGATTTATCAAACTCCTGTATCAAACCCTTTAGGAAATATTGCGACTGATTTTAGTGAAGGAATAAATGAACCATTTGTAAGAAAAAAACCAGGACGACCAAAAGGTTCAAAAAATAAAAGGAAAAAACCTACGATTGAAGAGGATGATGATTGGAACGAACTATAAGATTTTTTTTTCTTTAGATAATATATATAATGGGAATTCTGGGTTCAGTATTAGGAAAAGTTGCCGGTGGTCTTATTGGTAAAAAAATAGCTGGAAAACAAGGTGAAAAAATTGGCTCTGAAATCGGTGGCACAGTCGGGACAATTGCTCCAGGATTTAAAAAAGGTGGAAAAGTTCCTGGTCCTAAAGGAAAACCAAAAGTTATTGTGGCTCATTCTGGAGAGGT